GTTACATAGTCCGTGTAGGACGGACACTGTTTTCCCCAAAAAGACAAACATACGTTCGATAAATCTGATGTTAAATTCACTACCTAAAAGTTGATCTATTCTAATTTGTCAATAGTAAAAATGCACAAAGATCTACTAAATCTTTGTGCATAATGCATATTGATTTTTAAGTTTTCAGATAATTCAACGAGTTTTCAAAGTTGTTCGCACAACACGAAAAAACAGTGTCCGCGGTAGACGGACACCATTAGTCCGCCTAGCACGAACACTTGTTCGATGTGGATAACTCACAAATTAGTTAATTACGTTGATAGTAAAAGAACCATTTAAGCAAAAAGTGACGTTAGTAGTCGCGCTAGTATTTACTTGTATGGCATAAGAGTTAGGATAGATGTTGATTGAAGCATTGTTTTGCTCGTCGACATAGTCATGTGCTACTTTTGTATTGTTCGGAAATCTGCTGTCAATGTTTCCGCTTATAAACAAGTCCGCTAAGGTCATGTCGAAAACGCCGTGACAGTTAATTGTTAGTGTAAAGTTTACAGAACTACCGACTTGGAGAAATTGGAAAGTATAGTTCTCATATCCACCATAATTTCCAGCGTACGGTGTTGCGTTGTGGATAAAATGATATTTAAGCATAGCACGTATATCTGTATCTCCGTTTTCTCGGTCTGCAATCTCCTTATCAATGCGCGCGTTGATTCTTATATCTTCTACAATCCTGTCAGTTTCTTCTTTTTTCAGAGCTTCGTCAATCTGCACAAGTGCATTACTCAATGGTTCTAAAGGCGTGCTTTTCGGTGCATCGAATCCGTAATTTTTTGTTTTGAAAACAATGTTTTCGTCTGGATGATAATCTCTCTTATACATATTATACACCTCCATTTAATTGCCGTAAAACGCCAAACTCTCCGAGTGCATATATCTGCAAGTTCGGATTACGAGTTTGTGAACTAGCGTTGTAAGCAACAACTGTCCATTTGTCAACATTAACAATGATTCCTTCGCAATCAATACTTGCATTTGCAAGAAAATACAATCCATCTTTCTGCATACTTTCCGGTAGTAAAATTCTTGTACTTGCTCCCGCCTCTAACGTTACAACTTGCTCCCAGATACCGCCATAAGTTACAACATGTTCCAAAATTCCTACCGTTACAAAATCTTTGATTTTTTCATTTACTTCATTTTCAAAGTTTGTTATAATATTGTTAATTTCGTTTTTGTATGAGTTGAACTGATTTGTAATATCCGTCTGAAATTGGTTGTTATTTTGAACCATATTGTTAAAAGTTTCTGTCCACTGTGCAAAAGTAGACACCCACTGCGCCCAAGTAGCCGACCATTGCGACCATGTGGTTTTCATGGAATTCCATTCTGTTACAATATTATTCCATTCTGTTACAATATTATTCCATTCTGTTACAATATTATTCCACTGATCGACAATACTATTCCATTCGTTAATAATTTGATTTAAAAGATTTGTAGCATCTTCTATAAATTTTTTTTGTGCGTCAGTAAGATCGTTTACTTGTTTAATAAGCTGATTAAGAATAGCACTTGTGCGGCATAATACCTCGTAATACGACAGCGCATCATCATAAACAAGTGGTTGAGTTTTTTGTAACCAAAACGCAAAGTCCGGAAAGTGTACGTTGTACAGACCGGAATTAATGTTAGGTTCAAATGGGTTAATTTTGTTCGCCATTTCATTCTCCTCTCTATCTCATCCAATCAATAGATAAGCCCAAGTTTCCACGATTTCCGTAAGTCGCCATATTAAAATCGTTACCATGCTCCGCAAAATCTGCATATACAGACATAAATAATTCTTCGCAATCTGCAATGATTGTGTTATTAACATTAACAATGTGCTCACGGTACATAATGAGTTCATTCATTTTACTACCGCGCCACCCCTTTTCTGTCCGGTGGCTTGTGTCTACAATGGACGTATTACTTTTGCCTGTGTTTTGTTCGCTAACGGCTCTACTGCCTTCTTCCGTGTTTTGTCCTCTAGTCATGCCGGACGCATAGTCTGTACCGGAAAAATTAACTTGTGGGTTGTCGCTGTTAATACGCTGATCGTTAGAGCTACTACTGTTAGTATCACTCATGGTTCTATCTGCTTGTGATGTATTGCTTCCATCACTCGTGTCTGTATCGTCAAATGTCATATTTGTATTTTCTAAAATTTGTGCAACACTTAAATTGCTATCATACATTGCTTTATATTTAGGCATGTTACGCCTCAATGTATCATTAAGTCTAAGCTTAAAAAGACCGATTGTTTCAAAACCGATTTCGCACATGTAAAAGTGTATAATAAACATACGTTCAAAATTTATCCGGCTTGTTTCGTCATCATTGTACCACGGATAAGTAAAATCAAAAAGCTTAGGCATACCTTTTTCGATTTTGTCATAAGTAGTAGCGTTTATATCTTTCCAGTCCGTAAAGCTTTCGATGTAGTCTCTAAGTCTGGTTGTATATGTCGCCATTTTCGCCACCCCCATTCGCAAGGTTTTCTTTTCGCTCCACGCCTAAGCCGTTACCAATGTATTGCACATCAACATTAAGCCCAAACAGACGGTTGATTTGATCGCACGCGCGCTTTCGCACACCTAAAAAAGATTGTCGGTTAATTAACGTGAGGTCAGCATCTTGTTCGACTTCGCTTGTAATTAAACGCTCTTTTTTTGCGCCGTCAATGTTACTAATACCAAACTGCACGCAAAAGTCTGCGATTTCCTGACGCATAGCTGTAGTGAGATCTCCAAACACGTTAGGCGCATCAAGCTTGAGGACTTTGACATTATCGAGATTTGTTACACCATCTTTAACGGCAATAAATGGCACAAAATCATTATATTGTTTAAATAGATTTTTTATACTTAATCGCTGATTTTCGCTAGCCGCTATAGCTATTGGCGTTCTCTGTGCATATATATTTAGGTTTCTTGTCATCCTCATGTTAGCCAAACTCTCCGCGTACATCTGTACATAATCTACGCTTGGGTATCCTACGCTACTATCCCAGATAATAACGCTATTATTTTTTCCTAAGGTTTTAAAATACTGTTGTGCGTAAGCAAATCGCATGTTCGGCACTCCGTAGATATCCACTGTACCACCAAGGTTAGTTTTCATGACGGAATATTTTTCTACAACGTCATCTTTAAAAAAGACAGTTTGCCCCCACCAAAAAAGATAATCTTCTAACACTCGCGGCGGAATTTCTTCCGGCAGTCCTAACCACTCAAAGCGGTTCACAATCATTTCGTGTAGCATATTAAAATATCGTATATAATAATTGCGATACTGCGGCACGCTGAAATATTCTGCGTCTTTTGATTGATTTTTCATTTTTCCACCTCTTTTCGCTAATTATTTGCAAGTCCATAATTACCAACGTCATTAGTGTGCCATATTGTTACACCACGATCAAAAATCGAGCGTAAAATGACAAGGTAATCAAGATCTATGTTACCACTGATTGTGCAATTACGCGTTTTTACAAAATCCCACGCGCTCCGGTTATTGATTGATGGTGTACCAATTTCGCCAATCTTATAGCCAAACATTGTAAAATAATCATCAATCTTACGTGCATACTCTGCACGAATCTGCATCGGGTAATAGCTGATGTGATCGTTACCGATAATTTTACTAGCATTGCCGCTAGAAGTTGTAACGTTTCCGCTCGGTTGCAAAAAATGATTAACAACCGATTTTATACCATCTCCGATAACTTCCGACCAATCAGTGCTACTAAGTGTCGCAAGTGGGCTAGACTTAAAAGCATCACTCGCGGCTTGCCTTCCTGTTGCTATGGCGCTTCCCGCTCCACTTGCCGCCGCACCTAAAAATCCAAAACCCGCACCAGATAATGTCTTTCCAACTCCACTAAAAACTCCGGCGGCTGTGTCAACTCCCTGTGATACTATACCCCCAGCACTCATTAAAGCACTAGCCCCCGCTGTACTTGTCATCTGTGCAACATATGCTTTGTATGCGTCTGTCATAATTGCACATTTCGGATAATCCGAAAAAGTAAGTATATCAGTATAATCCTGTGCAAAACCTTTATACTGGATTGGATAAGATACTAATAACGGGTTCGGTGTCATGGCTACTGTGTAGGTAAAACTGCAAGCATCACTGGAAAAGTATTCATATTTGTATTCAATGCCCGTACCATTATTGTTATTTCCGTATAAAAAATTATACGGATAACAAAATAACTTTTTGTTTTTTGGTACATATCCATCAATGCTATCATATTTTTTAGGTAAATTTAACTGTTTAAATTGTGTTTCTTCGGCGATAAAGCTTGTAGGCATCATAAACGCGTTTAAAATTCCGTCGATCGTACCGTTTGCGTTAGCGGCAATTAAAAATTCGTTTACGCCGTCTCCATTATCGAAAACGTTAAAAGTGATAGCATTATACACACCATCTCTAAATTCTCCGCCGTTAAAATTTCCGCTCTCGTCAAACGCACTCGGAATAACAACACTCATAATGTTTCGGTCACTTAGTTCCGGCGCATCATAATTCTGTTCCGTTTCTTGTTTAACGATATACTCTCCTGTCTCTAATCCCTCGGGAAAAGTATACTTGCCTATAACATCATCAGACTTTTTTACAATTTGACGCTCGATATAGCACTTATTTAACACCATATCAAACTGGCAATTTGTCCAAACGTCCATGATAAAATTCACTCTGCACGAATTAACCGACAGCGGTTCGACATTTGTTATAAATCCATACGCCCAGTTGTCCATATATCCTACATTTTTAAAAGCAATATAGTTAGCGCTATCGGCGTATAACTCGTTGACGGGCGCGGCAAAATCCGCGTAACCTCTCTTAACTGGCGCGGCATTGTCAGTGCTATAGATTGCCTTGCTATCAACATATGCAAAAAGTTCTTCTCGGCTGTTAAAAAGTCGCACGTGATTGTAGGAAGAATCCCACGGAATACCACGGCATATTCTAACTTGCGCAACAGGTGCAATTCCATCTACATTTTTTTGTATTGGCATTGGAATCATATTATCCATGCTAACCTCATTTCTAAGGGGGCATTAAGCCCCCTTGCTGATTTAGTGATTAACTGTAACAGTACCCGTACCACTTACTGTACTCTTGTACCTTGACGTAGCTTTTACGGTAAGCGTTGCCGCTTTTTCGTCATTGGCAATATGCAAGATATTCGACCCCGGAATAAAACTTGTATACTGGCTTGTCGCGCCCTCTACGTCAAAATCGAGCATCTGCGGCGTGTACTGATCTGTGCCTGTTACTAAGGCTGTAACCTCAACATCAGTTCCCACGTTTCCGGCGGTGTCTGTAATACTCACGGTTGTAAGCCCGACGGTGTCTGTGGTAAAGACGATACAAGGGAAAAACGGAGAATAGGAAAACATCTCTGACATCGTATAAAAATAATTCCACGTCAGTGCCGCACCATTTCTCGAATCCGTCAGCGTCCGGAAATTCTCGCGCACATTGAAAAATCTCATATCAAATAACGCAAGCTTAATGTTCGGGTCATCAAACTTGTCAATGATGATCTTGCGGACGTTAATATCCACCTTGTCCATATTAAACGCGGTAGCAAGTACCTCAACATCTAACTCTGCATCGATCTCTGGTGTGGTAATATAAAAAATTGTTTGATCGTTTGCGCAAGAATCTGCTCCGGCAATATTGTATTCTGGGTGCGGGAACTTCATTTGTCCAATGTACGCCTTGACAAGCTTTGTCAGCTTTTTAGCGTTTTCTGCGCTCGCTGTAGGGTCTGCAACATTAACCGCGTAAAGCTGATCTGCCGCACTTGCGCTCTCAATAAGGCGTTTCATGCAAAGGTATTCATCCCAGTTTGCCGCCGTAAAAAGCGACTGAACTTTTGCGTTAATCAAATCTCGCACACCATACTCTGATCTAAATGCTGTACGCAAGTTATCAAATGTAACTGTAACCGCGTACTGGATAGCGGGCGTGATCTTGTGATAAGCCGCCATAACGCTTGACTGATAGTAGGCGTACAGTTCTGCAACGGTTGCAAACTGATTAAACTGCTTACCTTTTGCCATATTGATAAAAATTTCTTCTTCTGTGCCGCCGTAACGCATCGGGTCTCTCTTAAGCACTCCGAGCGGATTCTCAAAAAAGACTGTTTCGATTCTCTGCTCCATAATCTGTTCTACTAATGCGTTAGCAAACGCATTTCGCAACGGAACGATGCTAAGCAAACTCTCGTAGATACTCGAGATATTCTCTGCTGTTGCTTCCGGTATTCTGTTCTGATATTCCAAACTCTGCATAGATCGAATTGCGTTTAAAATGGCTACGTTAGTAGCCGGAACTTTGTTACCCATTTTTTCTCCTTTCTTATTCTGTACTGCCGTCAAAGTCAAGCATTTCCGGCGTTACATCTTCTACCACGCCAACATCTGCTTTTGGCTCTTCGATGTCTGCTTTCGGTGTTTCCTGTCCCGCCAACATTTCGCCAAATCGCGCAATGTACTTTTTGCGCAAGCCCTCATAGCGTTCTTTGTAGCCGTCGTCTGTTACATTTGCGCCGCTTCTGATAGATTCTGTAATCACATTGATTTCTTCGTCCAATTCTTCCGGCGCTTCGATCTTTCCCAAGATCACTTTTAAAGCTTCGTCTGCTGTCATTCTTCTACCTACCTTTCCCTAAAAATGGTTTTAAATAATATATAAATGGTATTTTTCTAGCGCTTGGAATAGGCGCTACACCAGATATATTGATTGTACATTCTTGGTAAATATTTGTATCACTTAATACAAAAAAACGAATAATTACACGCCGCAATGCTGTAACGTTTACTTTGATATAGCAATAACCTCTTTCTTTTTTAACAAGTTCCGCACCATATGGTACATTAACTCCCCAATCATAATTTGATCTTACATTAAACCTAACAATAGTACCAATATTAGCTCTCTGGCTATAGGGTGTAACGTTAATCTCCGGCGTAGGTGGCGCGGGTCTGTTTATACCAATCTGGCATTGTGCTGTAACGCTCTGGTCATCAAGCAACCAAAAACTTACAACACTTGTAACTTGTGCGCCGTTTGCATTTCCGCTAACGATCAAAGCATTAGTTTCTTTTGTTGCGGTTAGATACTGACCAATGTTATAAGTCCAATCTGAATTAGCATTAACAGTAATTCTAATACTTCCCCCATCTATTATACTAGCACTAATAGGGTCTATTGTCAATACTTTTATTTCCGGCGGCAAAATTCCGTGCATACTATCATAAATTTGCTCTGAATAGTCTGCTCTAGTCTCTTGTGCGCCTATACCTTGGTCTTGTGGCTTTTCGTAATTATGTAAAACATAATCACTTGCACTTCTAAAATCAGTTGCATTTAATAAAACGTCTAAAGTAGATCGGTAAGAGCCTGTTAATTCTTCTGTTGCAAATGCAATACCAAGTTCCAATGCTCCTATGCTAGTTGCCATTTGTTCTCTTAAATTATATAACCCTAATTTTCTGCCGGATGAAGTCCACTGTGCAAAGCCATAGCCTTTTTGATCGTAGACAAAGTTATTTTTGCTATATTCCCCGCTATCAACCTTATTTGTATAATTAACACTAGGTGTCCAAGGTGGTGCAACATTACCTTGTATACAATACGGTATAATATTACTCTCTGCATACCAATTACCCATTAAAGCCGCGCGACCAATCTCGTTAGGTATTAAACTAGCAAGCGCTAACCAAGTTTGTCTTATATATCCATAATCAACTATAGCCGCCATCACATCAACCTCACACTAAGTATATCAAGCACAATATCTTTACATTTCAAATCTTTAAACCTCAACAACCCAAGGTCATAACTCCTCTTAAGATAGTCATAGATAAAACTATGACTACTAAGCATCAAAGTGTCTGCGTTATGACTGCTAGCATCAAACGTAAACCGATATTTACAGCTCTGATCGACAGTATGATCTACATACACAATTCCTTTTTCTGGATATTCTCTTATGGCATAGCTATCTTTTCCAGAAATGAGTGTAAAAATGTATCTACTGTTTCCGCTTACGCTTTCAACAAATGCGGTAGCATCACACATGTAAATGCCATCAGCGCTACTAATCTGATAGGTGCTATCTTTAAAAATAATACCTAACTTGCAAAGTTTTAGTGCATTTTGTGCGTCTTTATTAACAACAAACTGCGCAACCCATCCATGACCTCGCAAAAATTTAGTGTTATCTCTTAATCTCTTATGTATACCAAAAAAAATAAAATAGGGATTCAAAAGAGTTACATAATTGCCGAGCATATATACAGGTACTTCCCGAACCTGTTTACCTTTACCACGGCATATAGTTCGCAATGTACTCTCGAATTTTGTCAATTCATGCTTTAAATAACCATTATTTTCAAGTACAAATTCATCAAACACAATAAGTTCTACATCTTTAAACATTGGGCTGTATTTTTTAAGTTTATCAGTGTTGTTAAAGTATACAGCATAGCCAAGTAATTTAACATTATCATCTTTATCATGTAACATCATAGCACTAATTAAACCCTTTACAACAGTTTTATTAGTTACAACTTTTCCGCACTCTGGACAAGTGTCCAGAATATCTTCATACATTTTTCCACTGCTCGATATTTCATCCTGTGTTCTGTATAAAAAAACAACTTGCTTATCATTCTGTACATTTTTCAAAGATTCGATCAGAAGCGCTGTAGTCTTTCCGGCACTACGATTTCCGATAATCATTCTTAAAATCGGTTCTTCGTTATCCAAGTCTTTTACATTTTTTATACTATCAAGATTATAATAAGACATTACGTTTCCTCCTCAAACTGGACTAGCGGGAATCGAACCCGCATTGACGGAATCAAATCCGTTGCCCTACCATTAGACGATAGTCCTAGAAATGTTTCACGTGAAACACTTCTTATTTTTTCGGTGCTTTCTCCAAGATTTCTCTAATCTTTTCCGGCACTAAGCTTTTATTTATCCGGCTGACATTTTCCAAAATACTGCCGATTTCCATTAAAATAATATAAACGCAAATACTCTCGAGCACCGGAACACTAAATCCCATATCAAGATACGTCTGTCCGTAGTCAATCAGAAACCCAACAGCCACAATGACGATTTCACCGAACTTGTTAAAAAGTCCGTCACGCATCACACTGCTGTTAAAATTACTGTTTTTAACTGCCATAACAATTCCCGTGATAAAATCAAGCACAATAAACAACATTACAATTACAATACTCATTTTCTCCTCTTTTCTGCGGCGGTAGCAATTAACAGAATTACCGCCGCGTTGATAGTTTTAGAGTTTCGCGGTATCGGCTCGCACCAACCACGGCGCGGGGCACGGTTTTTCCCGTCGGTTTACGCCCACAAAAACCAATCCGGTACTACTCCACACACTCCAATTACTCGGACATAGGACATTTCGTAAGGAATTTAGTAATTGAAGTGTGTGCAATAGTACCATATAAATTATGTTTTATGCCATGTACGGCAAGCCATGCCGCTCCATGCCGGTTTCGCCGTACATGCCATAAATGCCATTCTTACGCCGTGCAATGCCGTGAATGGCATTGCACGGAGATCTTACCGATTAAACGGATTGTACGGCTCTGCCGGAACAAGCTTTGAAATGTCAATGCCTTTAAGGTATGCGCTCTGGTACTTCTTGCCCTTGTACTTACCCTCAACAACCTTGAACGCAATTTCTACTTCGGAATCAGCACCGATCTCTTCCGCCTTAATTGCTGTCTCGTCGTCCGGTTTCTGCTCGACACCGTCAAGATAAATCGGGAAGTCGAACTGGGTGTGTGCCTTTACAAGCTTTGTGCCGTCATCAGATGTCTTAATAGGACAATCGATTTCGGTATTGAGAGAAGCTTTTTCAATCAACGCCGCCGCGGCTTCATCTGTGATCTCTACCATGATGGAAAACTTGCCATCGTTTGAAAATGTGGAATACACCTTACCTGTTGCGTATAACATAATTTTTTCTCCTTTTCTGATTTGAATTTGATTGATGTGTAATAGCGCAAGCATGTTTCACGTGAAACATTTTAAAGTGTTGCTTGCTGTGATCTCTACTTCTTTGACGCTTTGTAGGCATCATACTCTTCTGCTGTCATTGAATTCTCAATGAACGTGGACAACGGCATAAAGCGGGTTTCCTCTTTACGGTCAACCTCGATCAGATTACCCTTTGCAATACCGAAAGACGCTAAAATCTCGTCTCTCTCCGCCGCTGTGGTAATCTCATGATCCCATTCTACAACATCTCCCATTTTAATACCATCTTCTGCCGATACCGTCATAATCTGGTATAATACTTTTGTTGGGATAGTTCTGGAAATTACCTTTTCCATTTTTGTTTTCCTCTCTTTCTTTGTATAATGTAGCGAAAACTGAATGACTTGTAAATGTTACTAGCTTGCCATCGTCAGACTGTAAGTTGCTATCTTTCCAGTTACGGGAGATGATGTATCCCGTTTCGGCTATTCTTGTTCTCTTAAAAATAATGAGTTTTTATAAAAACTTAAAACTTCATAATTTTTGTATTTATAAATTATATCTAACGCCTGTCCAGAATCCCATTTAGTATCGCCTAAATGGTTATAGCTAATAGTTAATTCTGTTTTTGTATCCCATTCTGCGTTTACTGTAAATAAATCAAATAATGTCATGTTGTTTCCTCACTTTCTTGTTTGGTTGTTTTGTATGTTCCTTACATTATCTATTATACGCTTATTGGTGGAAATGTCAAGCAAAATTTATAACTTTCTTATATATCTCGCCGATTTATAGCACTCGTGACTGTCTACTACTATATATGCTACTAATTCGTGCACCGGAAAATCTGCTCTCCTTAAATATCGTTCTACTCTATAGTAAGTTCTATTTCCTTTAGTAGTTATCTCATCTATAGTATAATGATGTGTAGAATTTATAAAATGAGTATTTCTATTCATTGCAGATTTGACTAATTTTTCCACTGTTTTCTTTGTTATAGACATAATATACCTCATTTCTTGTTTAGTTGCTTTATTGTTTGTGTGTTCCTTACATCATCTATTATACGCTTATTAGTAGAAATGTCAAGAGGTTTTTTTCTAAATTTTTAAATTTTCTTTTAAACAATTTAGAATTGTTTCTTTTATCTCAAGGTTAGCATCTATAACTTCTGGGGTTGCTAATCCAAGTCCTTCTAATAAATTATATAACCATAGTCCGTTATAAATCATGTGCAAACTAATTTTATCATCAACCACCATTTTCAGCACTGCATACACAGCTTCTTCTTTGCTTATTTTCATACTATTGTACCTCCATGATTATTTCCACTCAACTGGAATTTTAATAATTTTCCATCCGCCGTATGCTTTTGTTGTGTCCAGATATTTAATAGGCAATCGCGCCACATTTCCAAAATCTTCTAATACATATCTGTAGTTTTTGGTGTCAACTGTGCCATTCTTTTTACCTTTTCATAAAACGATCTTCTCATGTTTATTTCCTTACTTTCTTGTACTTTGTTTCCTTACATTATGTATTATATACCTATGATAATTATATGTCAAGCATTTATTCGCAATTATCTATAAAATTTTTTCCTATGATTTCTGAATACTCGTCTGTAATGCCTAAAGTGTAAGTTGTATCTACTATAGCTATATTTGACGCTGTTGTAAATGTTGATTCTTTACCTATATAATCTGTTATTGTTATCGAATGTATGTTCGATTCATTAAAATAAGACACGGTTCGTCCAGAATCAGTAAATAACTTTCCAATTTTAAAATCATAAATACCATTTCCGCGCTCTAACTCTGCCGCACCTTTTTGCTTTGATAAGCCGGACACAGTAACATGTAACTTGTTATCTTTGCTATCTATGTATGCGTACTTTTTTGCACCTAGCGTCTTAAATTTTTTATAATTACCGTCGTCATCCCATATCCCTAAATAAAAACGCGTTGTAGTACCATCCTCGTTTTGACGGTCTGCATAATTGCGATAACGTTGTTTTTTTGCTAATAAGTAATCATTGCGGTCTTTAAAGATTTGTAAATGCTGTTTACCTATAAATTTTACGCTATCAGTATCTGCATATACAAAATCCCACCCAACAGCATCTATCATCTTTTGCAACTCCCACCGTGCATTAGCAGTAATATATACCCCCCATTGATAAAGCAAAAATGAATTTTTTGATGTAGAATACTGTGCTATTGATTCTATTAAATCCGGTGTAACTTTAGACCATTCGCCATTATCGTAAACTATTTCATCGTGACATATGTCTGTAACCATTGTACCAAAAACAGAATTTAAGCTGTTTTTACTTTTCATATACTCATATTCTTTTCCTTTTATGTCCTTAAGCTGTGTTTTTTTGTCGTAAAACTCTAACATAGTGCTTACTATTGGCGCGGGCAAATAATCTTTTTTCGCCATGTAACCGCATATCCACTCTATACCCTCAAAATGATATTGATTGCATATAATGATAAAGTCTAGTTCCGTGCAAGCATAGGTTACCCATTCAGCAGATAACACGCGCCCGTTGTCGTTTATATACTCTTTACTAAATGATACACAATGCGCAAAGTCTATATATGGCACTGTAACATCGTCATGTACTGTTATAGACTTGAGTGTTACTTGCATAATGATAGCGTTTTGTTTTTTGTTACAATCAGATAATAGTTGTGTAAAGTTTTTTGGTATATACTCTATAAACGGTGTCATAGGGTACAAATCTGAACATATACATGATGGATAACTTGACACTCTATCCATACTGTAAACGTTGTCTATGATTGCGTCTGCATAATATCTGCTAGCATGAGTATTTCCTCCGCGAAAAGCTTTTCGCAATAGTGTATATACTGCAGGCGTAGGCATCAGACTTTCGAATAATTCTCTGTAATTTCCGTCCGCTCTGCAAGCTTTGCGCATTTCACGACGAACATATCCGGTCGATGTTAGCGGTATTGTTGCTAATGTGTCATTATAATCATCCATTTTTGACAGTATACATTCTTCAAGTCCTTTTACATCGTTATAATCATATGCTAACTCTGTTCCTGTTTGTGGTGTGTCTGGTGTCCGTACTTTTTTATAATCATATGTGTCTACTAATTTTCGATGAATACAAAATTTTGAATTTTCGCAAAACTTTGCTAAACTCATATTAGATAAAAAATATGAACATCTAAACTCAAAATGAGGGAATGTTTCACGTGAAACATCTAGCCTATTTACTGTTTTTAGATAATCAGATTTTAAACAAGCATTGAATTTTATGACCTTATGGGATTCTCGTGCAAAAAGTGATACGATATATAAAAAATCCTTTACAAACATAAATTCATAAGCTAAATTATGGACATAAATGACTAATTGTTTTGATGCTGATAATTCCAAGTATTCTCCTAGTTTACTTAGAAACTTAGTAAATTCTTCCCACCGTGTGCCAAAACAAACATTTCCTTTGTAACAAAACTGCCAATGGTACATAAATGCATAAGGTTTTTCGCTGTTTATTGTTGTAGTTTCTATATCAAATGTTGCAGGGCTATCTATATAAGCAATAGCCCTTTTTCCTTTTTTTCTGACTGTAGTATAATTCCAATTTATTGCGTTATATGGATAATCGTATACTGTGTAAACTGTTTCATTTTTTCTATATTCTTTCCCATTTTCCGTATAAAATGTTTGTACTACCATAGGCTCCTACCTTTTATATATGTATGCATTGCAGAGCTATATTCTTGCAGTTCTAACTTTATTTCGTTTGCTGACTTTCCCTCTTTATATAGTAAATCATATATTTCTATTATATCTTCTGACGGATTGCGCATTTTTAAGCTTTTGTACTCTTGAGAGTGTAAAAAAGCGTAAAAATCTTGATCGCTTAACAATTCTTCTGATACTCCTAAGTTTCTAAGCGCTTGTGTTCGCTCTTGCCTTATCTCTCTTATCCCTGTCAATGTGTGACTTCTTGCCGTTACAAATCGTACAAGCTTCAAGTAAGCGCGCTGATTGTACTTATCTGGGTTCCATTCATCCCTTTTACCTAAGACATTCAGTACACTTTCTTTCTTATATCCAGCTTTTATGATGCGATCTCTTTGTTTGTTAGCAAGCGACGCTAACTTTTTGTACATGTTGCGCCGCTCTTTTCCGCGCAAGGATAAAAGATAATCTTTATTATACATGCCTTATCCTTTCCGCGCATATAGTAAATGCTATACGTGTATTAGCTCTCTCTATAATGTCGTTTACATTCTCTTTTTTGTTTACCTCTACTGTTACAAATTGTACTGTAACTTCTGTGTCGACGGCAAATACTATAGCGCTCGAACCATCACTATACATTGCTACGGTGTCCACAAGGACACCGTACCATTTTTCACATACTTTTTTAGCTATTGCAATAATTTTCTTTTTGTTCATTTTTTCTCCTTATGATTCTGTAATCAGCACATTATAACCGCTTTTCTCAAGTGCGGCTTTCAAATTTGCGGCATTTTGCGCATTGTGAAAAGCACCTTTCTGATCTAATACGCAGACACGGTAGATCTTGCCGGCACCTATAACTTCTGAAACGTCCTCTTCATCTTTCTGCAATGTTTTTTCCGATTCATCCGTGCCAATGCACCTTGTACCAGTGATCCCGTAAACAATAGCCGCCGCCATTTCCTCAACGTTGTATAACGATACATCTTTTTCAGAGCCTACAAAGCAACATTCGATAATGACGGCAGGGGCTTTTGTCTTACGCAAAAAGTACAACTTTTCTGACTTTTTAACTCCGCGATTCTTAAAACCAAGCGAACAAATTGCATTTAAAATGTCGGTAGCTTTATCCACGGCTTTTGATTTATCGTTATACACCCATACTTCCGCCCCATTAGCCGCCGCAGAACTTGACGCGTTAAAGTGTATTGACAAATCAAGATCAACCGTGTGCGCATTTGACTTCTTTACAATCTTAGTCAGCACATCAGACTGTGTAAGACCGTTTTCAACTGTACAGTCATAAACGGTGTGACCCATGCGCCGTAGTTCATCGACCACAAGATCTTTTACACGTCTGTTTTCCAAAGATTCTGAAATCAGACCTACAGCGCCGCAAGCTACTTTTCCGTGCGGGTTGTGCCCAGCATGCACATTAATTACCATTTTAATTCCCTCTCTTTCTGATAGACTATTTCTATCTATAATCCATTTTAAACCTAGTATATAAAATTGTCAACCAGAACTTTTGTTCATGTATGAGTTATCCACATCGAACAAGTGTTCGTGCTA